CCCCCCCGAAGCGCCACCGCCGCCGAAACTTCCACCACCGCCAGCAAATCTTTGCCCTTGTCCCTTAAATGTGAACTGGCCGTTTTCGGTGTCGTGCCACGGATTGAACTTGAATTCGAGCGCACCATTTTCGTTCGATATCTCTGACGGCTGCACGGCCGGCGCAAGGCCCACCGCCGCGCGTTTCTCTTCGGTCGTCAAAAAGTCCGCTGCACCCACTTGCGCCCACAACCGCTCCCGATCTTCGGCCAGCGCAGGGATCGCATCCAAATCCAAGTCCAACGTCAGGCCGTCAAAATAGGGCCGCAGCCCTTGCGCCAGCGCGTCCAAAATCTTGCGCGCCAACGGGATGATGCTCTGGTTCCACAAAGCGCGGTTTGCCTCGCGATAATTGGCATAAGTCGCATCGCCGGGCAGACCAAGCAGCACTGGCGGCACGCCAAAAGCGAGCGAGATTTCCCGCGCCGCCGCTTCCTTCAATCCGGCAAAATCCATCTCCGCTGGGGTCAGCGCCATCGCCTGCCATTTCAAGCCACCCTCCAGCAACATCGGCCGTCCGGCATTGCCCGCGCCTTGGAAACTGGCGGCAAGCTCCTCCTTCAACCGCGCATATTGTTCGCCGTTCAACGTCCCGCTGTCGCCCATGTCATAAACCAAAGCGCCTGATGGCCGCGCGGCATTATCCAGCAAGGCCTTGTTCCATTTCGTCGCCGCATTATGCGTCGCGACCGCGCCCGACGCTGCGCCCAGACAGCCAAGCCCATAATGGTCATCGAGCGGGTGGATTGCGCGGATGTGGATCACATTTTCGGCGGGCAAACGGCTCGCGATCTCGCCTGCTTTATACACAAACGCCACGGGCCAGCCGCGCATGTCGGCTTCAATCGTCATCCGCTCTGGCCGCAGCGCGAACAATTCGGCAGGACGCCCGTCATTGCCCGACAATATCTCGACATAGGCATTGCCGTGCAGCAACAGATGCGTCGCCACCGTCTCCATCAACGCCTGCCCCGCCGACGTGGCGCGCACCAGTTCCAGCCCGCGCGCATCATTTGCGGTCAACGGCGCGGACGCCAGCCCCTCGGCAATCAACCGCACCGCGCGTTGCGCAATCGCGTTCGACAAATAGCCTTCGCGCATCTGCGCCTCATAATGCCTTGGCCATTCGCCCAGGCTACCCAAAGCATATCCGCGCAAGCCCGGCAGACGATCCTGCTGCGCACGCGTTTTGGCCGGACGCAGATACCCACGCCCGGCTGATTTCCAACCGAAGATATTCATGATTTTGTCCTTTTGCTTACAACAACCGCACCTGCGGCACCCGTTCTGCTTTGCCGAGCATCAATTCGGTTAAGGCCCATACCAAGGCGTCGGCGCGGTCGGGGGAGCGGCCGGGACCTGCATAGCCGCCGCCTGCGATCAGGCCGCACATCTGGTCCTCCAACTCTTGAAAGGCGTTGATGTGAAAAACACGCCCGGCTTCGTATAATATCGAGATTGGCTCGGCGCGGGCGGATTTGCTGCGGCTCGCGTGCGCCCGCTTTATGGGCATCGCAATGTCCGCCGCGCGCAACACGGTTTCGACCATATTGCCGCCCTGATTATCCTCGACCACCACGCGGTCGGCCTGCCAAGCATCCGCCGCAGCCGCGACCGCGCGGGCCCAGCGTTCGGGCGATGCGCCAGAGATGCTATGGTCCGCCAGCACATAGGCGTTTTTATCAACGCCCAGCCCAACCGCGACGATGCCGCACGCGTCGCCATTTTCCGACACGGGCGGGTCAACGCCAATGACCACGCGTTTCAACTCGGGCGCGCACGCCGCACGTTGCCGTTCCAGCAAGTCCCGCGACCACAGCGCACCATCCGCATCCGCGATCAGCTCGCCATCCAATTCCTGCCGCCCAAGCCGCGTCCCGGCATACATCGCGCGCACCGACGCAATAAAGTCCGGCGGCAAGTTCATGCCGTTATCAATTGTCCGTCCGCGCGTCACCGCCACCCCCTTTTCCTTATCGAGCCGCCGGACCAAAGGCACCGGACGCGGCGTAGTTGTCGCCATCGCTCGCGGATTGTCGCCAAGGCGAAGCCCAAGCATCAGATTGTCCCACGCCGCGATCCCGCTGGGCCATTTCGCAATTTCATCGGCCCAGGCAAAGTCATGCTGCGGCCCGCGCAGGCTTTCGGGCTCTGCGCCCGAAAATAACGTCGCCGTTGCCTGATTGGCCCATGTCAAACGGCGCAGGCTGGGTTCATAAGCAGGCCGCTCGCCAAAGGGCAGCGACAACAGGCCGCTTTCGCCCTCGACCATCACGGCCCGCGCCTCATTCAAGGTCGCGCCCACCAACGCAAAGCGCGCGCCGGGATGTTGCGCCGCCAATGCGCTCACCCATTCCGCCCCCATGCGCGTCTTGCCATAGCCGCGCCCCGCCATCACCAGCCATATGCGCCAGTCTTCCAAGGGCTCCGCCTGATCATCGCGGGCCCAAAAGTTCCAGCTTTGCGTGTCGGCCATGTTTTTCCGGGTCCAGCGGCGGATGACCTCGACCATCTGCTCATAAGGCAGCGCCAGCAACGCCTGCGCATTAGGCATCGGCATTTGCTTCGCCTTCGCCTTCGCGTTCGGGTTCAGTTTCGGGTTCGGCGCGCGCCGCCGCGCTCTCTTCGGCGCGTTGCCGCATGTGCGTGAGCTTCAGGACCAACTGCGCCTTTAACGTCGCCAAATCGGGCTGCGCGGGCTTGGCCGCAGGGGCGGCAAGCGCGCCGCCCTTCACCGATGCACGGTGCGCGCTGAGCAAGGCAATCGCCAGCCGATGCTTTTGCGCCCGCGCTTTCAACGTGCCATCGGCGGTCCGTCCGCTCGCGGTCTGCAGCGCTTCGGCCAGCAAATCGGTCTCCAACCGGGCATAGCCCTCTGCCAAGGCCAGCGCCCAAGCATCGCGAAAAGCAGGCGTCCGCCGCCGTTCGGCATAGACCGCACTGCTCTTTACGCCTGCCGCCCGTGCAGACGCCGACACATTCGCCGTCTGCGCCAAATGGTCCAGAAAAAGGCTACGAATTTTCATATTCAACCGCGCATCGGGCACGGGTGTTTTATTGATGGCCATAAAAAGCCCTCCTGAGCGCAAAGAAAAAGGGCCGAAGATTGCTCCTCGACCCCGTGGGTGATGATGAAAGCGGGTCACATCGCGACTCGCAATTTTCGACTATGACGTAAACTAACCTTTTATGGTTACGATGTCAATATGTTTTTAGCCTATTTGGTTAGTGTTATTTATACTTGGGCATGGCTGGCTGCTGATCCCAAGAGGAAGTTGATCATCCAGAAATACGAAATGGCGTTAGTCCAAGATAACAAAGCAGGGCGCTCAAGACTGCAATACCGAACTCATACACGGCCGCTACAATGGTTGTAACGGCTGCCTAGGGTTCAATCGATATCAGGCAGCAAGCCTGTCAATCCCGCCATCAGCTGCTGAAAATGGCATGATAGGAGCGCCAACTTCCAAAAGCTTCAAATCCGAAGATGTCCAATGGAGACTATCATCGAAGATGATGATTTGCTTCAAGTTTGGATTTTTGGCCATGCGGACATCAAGGTTTGCTACTACGCGAGCATTAATTGATGACGGATCGTTAACCACCGGATCAACAAGAAGCCGACGATCATTTGGCAGGTAAACTACATGACCAAATTTATGAGGCTTATTGCTCGCGCCCAGAACCGGAACATCAGGTTTCAGGTTGTCGTGGAAATGACGCTGCAAAAGGGTCGACAGGTCGCGCCGAAAATTGCGAGGTTGGGTAAAACGTAGATGCGCTAGGGACCAATCAGCTACTTCTTTGGAGGCGTTTGCAACTAACAGAACCGCCGACGAAATTTCGTCAAAGTTCACCGGAGGCGAATAGATCACCCCACCTTTTACATCAAGGCCATGCGACTTAACTAATGCTCTAATTTGGCGATCATTCGGGTCTTCGCGCATTCCTGCAGAATGCACTTCCC